ATGCCAGATCAAAAAGAAAGTGAGAACACCAAACTCACTTGTGAAGAACAAAAGGATAATGAACTGGTTTCTCGAGTAATCGAAAATCCAGAGGTTTTAAACAGGGTTTTGGATAGTCCGCAGGTGCGGGCTATTGTTTGCCAGCATTTTCAGGGGCCTGTTCCGCCACCTTCAATGCTTAAAAAGTATGATCAACTGGTGCCTGGGCTTGCAAATCGACTTGTTGAGTTGACCGAAAAAGAGCAGGCTCATCGCCATAAAACAGTGGCTGATAGCATTGATATTGCCAGAGATGGTCAAACAAAGGCTTTTTGGTTGGCAATATTGATCATCTTAGCTGCCACTGTCTTTGGCGTCATGGGGGAGACAGTTCTTGCCGGAACTCTCGTTTCAATAGATCTTGTTGCATTGGTTACGGCATTTATTGTTGGAAAACATTATTCTAAGCAGGAACCTGATCAAGATTAGTCTCCGAACCCCGGTTGATGCCGGGGTTTTTACACTAGCAAAGCAATATCAACATTTTTCAGCTGTATTTATTTCGTCAAACAACCAATTTAACCCATTCCTGACCACGAGTATCGTTATAACGATCGGTGGTTGCCTGGACTTTATGTCCCAGTAATGTTTTTGTATCAATACCCTGCGCGCGGTACAGTCGTTCTGACAGGGAGCGTTGTTCATGAAATGTTGGCGGAGTTTTTCCTGCTGGTGGAGTTATCCCAGCCAGATCCCGTGCTTTGGCAAAGTAGTCGCTCAGGTTGTCTTTACTCATCGGCTTTGGTTGTTTCTGGTGCCGACTATGGATTAGATATGGACTTAATATTCTGTCTCGGCACCCATCAATAACTTCTTTTAACGTTATCCCAATGGCATCACAGCGTAGTGTAAGCGGTAACGCCAGACGCATTCCGGTTTTTCCCTGGGTGATATGCAAGTGTTCGTTCCACACATCTGAAAAACGCATGTGGCAAATGTCATCACGGCGCTGACCAGTAACAAGCGCAAGAAGCATTGCGTTACGGATAAAGTGTTTTTCAGGCGTTGCGTTGTAAATTTTTTGCCAGTCTTCCAGGGTGAGCCTGGCTCTAGTTACTTTAGGGATCGGTTTACGGGTAGCCTCCGGAGGATTCCATCCAGGAGGAACTTCCCCTGCATGCTGTGCTTCTTTATAAATATCAACCCATAATCCACGATTTACTCTCGCTGTGCTGACCATGTCTTTATCCAGCCACTCATCCAGTATTAATGCAAAGTCTCTTACTTCCAGTTCTTTCAATGGGTGGTTTCCCAGACGGGAAACCAGGTATGCAGCCATTCGGGCTTTTTCTTTGTGAGTTGTAGCTGCAATATCTCCATTTTTCAGTCGCGTGTCCTGTATTTTCAGATATCGATCAACCCATGCCTTTAATCTGATACCCCGACGCTTTGTTGCTGACGGACTTTCATCAATTTTGCGCATGAAATATTCAGCCTCTGCTGCAGCTATTCGCTGATTGGCTGTGGAAGCGATTTTTTCTGCCTTACCTTTGTCTGTTCCGAGCCCGTGAAATTTTCCAGTCACAGGGTTTTTATACTGGTAGTAAACTCTGCCAGTTCTGCGATCAAATTTTTCGTAAAGTCCGGCTACGTCAGTGCTGTTTTTTCGTGGCCTCGGTGACATGAGTTAAAATCTCCTTCAGTGCATCATCATCGCCAGTATGAATTTCCGGCGCAATTCCTGTTTCACCAGGTCCAACAAATACTGCTCGGCGATCTATCAGCCAACGCCCACGAATTTTTTGTGGTCTTGGAACGATGTATCCTAGTTTTCCGTATTTCACTAGGGTAGTGTTTGTTATTGGGAGACTGAACCGTTTTGGCTTCCACTCATCGAGCGTTATCAGGTACTGTTCGCTCATGGCTATCACTCCGGAACGCGCCAGTTGCAGAATACCAACGACAACTGGCGACGGTTGAACATTAAAAATCAGCCTGACTCGGGATCAGTTTTTGCCAGATAGCTGAAACGTATTTTGCCTGGTAACGGGCGTCATCAAGTGCATTGTGGCGCTCACCTTCGAATGGAATATCCGTTCTGGCATCGAAGTCTATGGCTTTCCCCAGCTCAACGATTGTGCGTACATCGCGATCGTTGTAGTAACGCCACGGGCAGGGGATCCCCTGCCGTTCGTATGAACGGCGCAAAATCGTGTTGTCGAAGTTGGCTCCATTTCCCCAGACCTGAACAAAAAATTCACCGGAGTTTTCGTCGATAAATTCCCGCAATTGTAACAGTGCATCATCTAACGGGATTTCATCGGTCATAATGGCAGATTGCGCTTCGCGTGATTGCTTAAGCCACCATTTAATGGTGTCCCGATCAATGACTCCGCCAGCAGTTTCCAGATCGATAGTCTTACTAAATTCCGGTCCCATATCTCCGGTTTGCGGATCGAAAAATATTGCACCTATTGAGATAATCGGGGCATCAGGATTTTTTCCCATGGTTTCAAGGTCGATCATTAGATGGTCACACGTCCTGCTGGTGGATGCGATAACGTGATGACCGTTCACCGTAATTAAGGGATCTGCCGTCTCGCCAGTTTCACTATCGCTGGCGTGATCCTGAGCGCTGCCAGCATTCTCCTTGTGTGGATGTTCAGCGCCTTCCATTTTCTCCGAATCGTCTTCCTGAACTTCAACCTGGTTCTTGTCATCGAATGTTTCCTGGTATGTTGCGTCGCCCATCACTGCACCACAATCAGGGCAGTTGCCGCCACCGCTTTGACCGCAGGCGGTGCAGATCTTTTCCGGTTCCTGTTGCACTACTGGTTCAGGTTGTTTCGTTTCTGGCTCGTTTTGTTGCGTATTTGGGCTGTTTTGTTCCGCTTTCTGGTCGTTCTGTTCCGTTTCTTGCTGGTTCTGGTTCACAGAATCGCGGGTTTCAATCCCCTTCACCCATTTCGGATCATTCGGATCGCTAATCCCTGCAACAAATTCACCACGTGATACTGCAAGCAGTTCATCGGCGTCAGGCTGGCTGATATTGGCTGCCTGCATAATTTTGTTTACTTCGTCAGCGGTAACTTTTACCGGCCCTGGTTGTGCGGTCGTGTCAGATGCACCAGTATTTTGTTGTGAACCTGAGTATGTACCGTTTTTGCGGGCGAAATATTCTTCTTTCGTGATTTCAGTAGCCCCGGCAGCCAGTGCCTTATCCAGACCAGAAAGTTTGTTTGCGCGACCGTATTTTTCGCCATCCTTGTCGGTGAAGAGGAAGTAGAACGGCCCCTCACGCTCTACAGATGGTTCGACTTCCACTTTGCATTCGGTTTTTTCGTTGTCCGGAATTGCCGTTTCCACTGCATCAGTTTCTGGTACTGGCGACGAGAGAGTATCAGTTGCGCTCTGATTTCTTCCTTCATCTTCAAACACGCCCTTTGTAGTCAGGTATTCAGTAATGTATTTGTTCAGTGCTACTGGATCTTTGTGAATGTCGATCGGACGCTCACGGACAAGGCCAAAAATAGTCTGACGGTCGTAGCGAACGGCATCGGGTTGTTTGCGCATTGATGCGGAAATGCGCTTCCAGTCTTCGCGATCTTTGTCGATAACTTCATTTTTTGCCCAGCGATGGATGCTGCCGTCAATGTTTCCGGCATTAATATCGCCAGGCCACAGAGCGTAGGCCAGTTCTTCATCCAGCGTTTTCCATGTCTGCTTGTATTCGCGATGAGTGGCAGCAATGACCGGGTTGATTTTTCCTGTTGAATTTTCAGTGTTCTGTTGATTGGCTCTGGCGCGGGCGAGATCAACAACAGACGTGTATTTTCCGGTTTCCTTGCGTTCACCTTCGCGACGTTTTTTCCAGATGCGCATCTCTGCCTGAATTTCGGGCCATTTGGCACCAGGCTTACATTTATGCTTAACCCACCCGATGGCATGCAGCTTAAGCTCCGGATACATGGCGTTAACTTCTGGCATTTTCATCAATGCTTCAACGATATGTCCGTCGAATGTTGCCATGTCTTCCTGCAACAATTCCTGTGCGCTAATCACCATATCAACGGTGATGTTTTCACATGTGTCGAACTTAACCATGACAGCGTTCTGTACTTCAGGGGCCAGCTTGTCAAAAGTGACGTTCATCGGATCGGATTCAGTCTCAACCGGTACAAAGGAAGCAGACTCCTCATCCCAGCGGTTTTCCTGCATATATTCAGCATCCCAGGAATCGAGGGCAGGGCGGGGTATACCGGGTTTATCCTCGCAAACAAGAAATTTATAAGCGCAGTCCTGAGCAGCCGGATAATGTTCCAGGAATTGCCAGTGAAATTTTGCGCGGGCGCGACGTTCATCACCGGCTTCAATGGCAGTGGCTACAGCGACTGCACCTTCTTCCTTTATTGCCTGTTCGTCCGGAATGGCGGCGCAAATAAAGACTTTACTCATTTTGTTTTACCTCATTACAGATTTAAGGGTGAACAAATCCCTGCCATTGCTGGCATATAAAAATGAAACCGGATATTTATTACGGTGCTGGTTTAAAGCCCTGCCGGGACTTCGTTATTATCCATGCGAATAACTTTATCGACCGGATAACAGTTACCGGGAATTTTCTGTTCCGCTGCGGCAGCCATGCATTCTTTCATTGAGCCGTATACGCCAGTAACCATGTCAACCGGTTCACCGGAAACAAGAAAAACCGTCAGAACAAGTGCAAATGTGGTATTCATTGCCAGTATCCTTTTTGAGTCGGACGTAAACGGGCCAGCATAGAAAGAATGCAAATTTGATTTAATAACTCCCGTTCGTGTTTTCTCTTATTAATGGCATCTTCAGTAAATACAGGGTTACTGATTCTGACACCAATTTCAAAACAACCTTCAGACGTATTAACGTTTGGTAATAACGTTTCCATTATCGCGTCCTCAACAATGAATTTTGTGATGCGGTGCCTGGTGCCTCCAGGTGACGTTAACCAGTTAACAATTAACGCCGGATACAGGGAAACCCATAAACACCCGATACGGGGGAACTAATCGCTTTTTAACTGTTCCGCGTGCGCTCAGCCGCATTCACCGCATCACAAAATTCACTTTAAAAAGGGCGGACATCAGCCAGCAATGAAACTGATGCCGCCAAAGGTACAAATCAACATGGAGTGTTGTAGCGGGGTTGTCACTCAGGCGTATGGTCAACCTGACAACCCGGTGCTACCAGTGGGGGTAAGGATAACCCCGCCATACTTACCGCCGCGCCATTTCGCGGAGTGCCACAACCGGAAGCGCACGGTCGAAGATACCGGCGACACGCAACAGAGGGAGAAATGACTTCGCCGTGCGCTTTCGTGTTGTGTGCCTGCTTTTAACCACGTCAGGCGAGGTGGTTCCTGTCATTCCCCAACGACAAGAAATCTGTATAATCTGGATATCCCCAACGATCCAAGGAAATCATATGACAGAGCAAAGAGCACAAGCAGGTGGTGGCAATTCGACACATAAAACAGTCTGGGATCACATACCAGAGAAAAACATTCGACCAAAACCATCTCCAGCTCCTTCGGAGGAGAGGGGGAACAGCAACAACCAAACAAGCAGGTGATGATGTATGGACCGGGATGATATTCTTGACAGAATTTTATATGGCTATTTTCTTGAGCAACTATTTTCTGTAGCGACTGGTCGTCTCGATAAACTTCTCTCAGTGGTGAGTATTATCCTCGGTTCATCTGTCATTGGCGGATTCATTCCGGAAATTTCTGGCGTTTTTATTGTTGTGATCGCAACCGTCCAAACGATTTATGGATTCGGACAAAAGTCAGGTAACGCCATGAGAAAATCCGCAGAATATTTGCAGCTTTTTGATGATGCAGAAAAATATTCTGATTCTGAATTGAAAATGCAGTTAAAAATTCTGGAAAAAACGGATGATCATATTTGGTCATCACTTAAAGATATTGCGATCTTAAAAACACAGATCAAAATAGGCGTTTCCATCGAACAACAAGAGAAGCTGCCCACAAAATCTAAATTGATGCGATTTCTTTGTGGTTAGGAATATCCAGAATGTTAAAGAGCATGCCGGAGATTTATCCGTGTCCGGCGCATGTTCTCCACCTCACCCGTGGAGAACTTAATGATTAATTGATATTTTATAGTTGGCTTCAACTTTCCCATCTGAAGTGGGATGCTTTAAATCACAGGAATTAATGTTGCACTCAGTAAAATGGTTTTTAAGGGGTTCTATTCGAATCCCTTTCTTTTCCATCAACAAACCAAACCCCTTGTTAATGATATCCATTAATTCCAGGAAGTATTTTTCAGAGGAATCATGCTTATCAGAGTGCTGCTTCTCTTCGTACAACCCGATAAAGGCACGGCGCACGTTACCGGATATATTATCTATGGTTTCTTTTTCTACGGTACTCAGGTCAAGAGTCGCCAATTGAGAACGAACTATATTCGCTGCCATTTCCTGGAAAGGTGTTGGTAAATCTTTAAATTCCATCGTTAATCTCATCAGTCAGTATTTCTGGATAACCAGCGACGCGCGCCAGCTTCGGTTTTAAACGTTTTGCTTTTGGTATACGTCATCGCGGTGAACGTACCGTCCTGGTTGGGAAACACGCCACATACCAGAGATTCGCTGTTGCCAAGATCGATAGTATCCATGTTGACCTCATTTCCCCTTAACGCCGGGGTAGCGGAACAAAAACCTGCTGCATAGTTAAAGTTGAACCCTGCCGTCATGTTCTTACGCCTCGGGCTGGCTACTTAACCCCTGACCACTGCCTGGTAACTCGAAGTATTGCCCTGCATTCTGTGGGGTGGGGTGAGGGAATGAATGAAGTTTAGAAAAATGAACTTTCCAGGTCAATGTTTTTTTATCAAAACATTTTAAGCAGGCAGCTGTTAAGCCATCACCACGATGGCATACAGTTAATCAAATAGATGAGGTTGGTTAAATATCTTGTTGAATTTTAAAGCATACGCCCAATATGCAAGATAGATCATCCAGCATAATTGAAGGGTAGCGAGGATTCGTGGGGACTAAAAGAATATCCGGCCCTTCTATCTCCAGTTTACGAATGACAGGTGTTGTGGTCCCTTTGGGTAAGGCAAGGACAATATTTCCTGGTTGTACGGTTCGATCGGGATCAACAAAAACTGTTGAACCATTTGGGATGGAAACTCCCCCACCAGATGTTGACATACTGTCACTCTCTAGAACAACTGCAAAGGTATTGGCCGGGATTTCTCCGACAAGCTGCACACAAGAGGTTATTGAGGAATTTTTCATATAATCACTCCAGCTTGCTGCCTGCTGAAGTGATAGTAGCGGAACCGTTTTTATCGGCGGTAAAGATAGATCAAGCGAATCACCTGTATTTAACTCTCCTCCATTAAGAAGCCAATTTTCGTTTACTTTCAATATCTTTGCCAGTGAACTTATGTAACGCGAGGACGGCGCTCCTCCACCGTTCATCCATTGACTTACGGAGCCTTTTGATGCGCCAGTGGCATTGACAAGGTCTTTGCCTTTCAGGTTTAGCGCATGCATACGTTGGGTTATGCGTTCAGATATTGTTTGCTTGCTCATGTTTTGATTTTAAAACACAGATGGTTTTGTTTCTTGACTTTCTTTGGTTTTGATTATTAAACTTTTGGCATTCAGTTTTATGGAGCGACTCATGAAAAAATCAGAAGTATTAGGCTATTTTGGCGGAGTTGTTAAAACAGCCGCAGCTCTAGGAACGTCAAAAACCACAGTCAGCATGTGGGGGGAAGAGGTTCCGTGGAAATGGGCGTTGCTAATTCAGGCAGTCACTGCCGGGGCGCTCAAATATGAGTTACACATACCGACGGTTGTCATTCCCGGTTCTGATCATAATCCGCCTTCTAACCAAGGGGGGGATTCATGAAAATCAAGCATGAACACATCCGCATGGCGATGAATGCCTGGGCGCGTCCTGATGGCGAAAAAGTTCCAGCAGCTGGAATAACCCAGGCTTATTTTGAGTTGGGTATGACGTTTCCTGAACTGTATGACGACAGCCATCCGGAAGCCCTGGCTCGCAATACACAGAAAATTTTCCGCTGGGTAGAGAAAGACACCCCTGATGCAGTTGAAAAAATTCAGGCGTTGTTACCAGCGATCGAAAAGGCAATGCCACCTTTGCTGGTGGCCAGAATGCGCAGCCACAGTTCAGCTTATTTTCGGGAGCTGGTGGAGACGCGGGAGCGATTGGTGAGAGACGCTGATGATTTTGTCGCAGTGGCAATCGCCGGTTTCAATCAGATGAACCGTGGTGGCCCGGCAGGAAATGCTGTGGCAGTACATTGACTGACAATAGCCATATCGAATCGCTTCCGGCAACTCGTGAGTAAAAAGATTCGGTATCAGAAGAGGTGAGTATGGCTAACGCTTGGCTCAGATTATGGCATGACATGCCAAATGACCCTAAGTGGCGAACAATTGCCAGGGTGTCAGGGCAGCCAATTGCAACAGTGATGGCAGTGTATATCCACCTCCTGGTGAGCGCGTCACGAAATGTCACGCGAGGTCACATTGATGTCACGACAGAAGATTTGGCAAGTGCGCTCGACGTGACAGAAGAGGTAATTGATTCAATTTTGCAGACGATGCAGGGGCGGGTACTTGATGGTGATTTAATCACTGGATGGGAAAAACGCCAGGTGCTTAAAGAGGACAACGGCAATATTTCGCAAACCGCAAAATCTCCTGCAGAGCGCAAGAGGGCGCAGCGAGAGAGGGAAAGAAAGCGGGAACAAAATGGCGATTGTTACGGCGCGTCACGAAATGTCACGCACATGTCACGACGAGTCACGACAGATAAAGATACAGATAAAGATACAGATCAAGAAGATCAAAACACTATGGTCCATGGCGTAAAAAACGCCACGAACCAGGCAGGGGATGTTCAGACCGTCAATCTTGGTCAGCCAGCAGGCACGACACCGGAAGCCGATTCAGCGTATGCGCTGAAAGCCGATTCGGGCGCTGTGCAGCAGGTGATGACCGCAAGGCCGGAGCAATCACACCAACTGCAGCAGCCTGAAGCCGATTCCGCCATTCAGCGGGAAGCCGATCGGGTAGTCCCGGAAAACACCGGGCAGTCTGTGGGACGAGTGGATTATCCGGATGTGTTCGAACAGGTCTGGCGGGAGTACCCGTTGCGTGCCGGAGCAAACCCGAAGAAATCCGCTTTCAGTGCCTGGAAGGCCAGATTACGCGAGGGGGTGCCACCAGAGGCCATGCTGGATGGCGTGAGGCGTTACGCAAGATACTTGGTGGCTACCGGGAAAACGGGAACGGAATTTGTTCAGCGAGCGACGACGTTTTTTGGACCGGACCGGAATTTTGAGAACCCCTGGTTGCTCCCGGTAAGCGGCACGAACAACCAGCGTTGTGTGAATCATATTTCTGAACCGGATAACGAAATTCCGCCGGGCTTCAGGGGGTAAGTGTTAATTTCTGGTCATGAGGTAATTTTCAGGAGGGCTTGTGGCAAAAGTTTTTACACAAGAAGAGCGGGAAAAAATTAAAGGGCAGGTTCTTGAACTCGTACGCCAGAGTGGGCGCGAGACGTTACGACAACTGGAAGCTAAAACTGGGGCAACAAGATATCTGATGAGCGTTCTGGCCAGAGAGCTGGTTGCCAGTGGCGATGTATACAACTCTGGTTACGGGTTATTCCCGTCTGAACAGGCGCGTAAGGACTGGCAAAATGCCCGTAAAAAGCTCTCAAGGGCAAAGCTGAAGAAACCATCTGCGGTTGATCCGGACCTTATCTGGTCATTACCTGATGGAGAAATACGTCGTTACGACAGGCGTCATAATATGATTTGTACTGAGTGTCGTAAAAGCGAAGTTATGCAGCGCATATTGTCGTTTTATCAGGGGGATGTTCGGTATTTATTGAAGTGACGAGATTAAAGTGCATTAGTTCAGATGCAAATTGACATTTTGTGGCACAGGGTAGAGCTAGCGTGGTTGTCCGCTTTGTGCCAACAGCGGACATTATGGAAGGTCAGAGTTAAAGATTAAAATGGGATGCTGTGTGTTTTCTCCAGGTTTTGCTCTATACCTTTCGGGATACTCCACCGACAGAATACGAAAATCAACATTATCAACGGCTCGAAGTGTCTAGATTATCCATGGCAATTCATGGGAAATCCCATCCAACGGCTTATGCTTCATGTTGCTTTTTGAGATCGCTTCTAGCATAGCTCCACTCAATAATGTTGTCGGGTCGTTGCTGATCGAAAAGGATACGGGATTCAATACCATTACCTAAAAAGCTGGTATTCCCATCTACGTAAGAAGCTATCCCTTGTGAACCAACACGAAGAATATTTTCTAATGGCTGCTTTGTTCTTGCTGCATCGCTAAGGAGATATAAACCCGGGTACGTTTTGTTAGCACGGTGAAAAAAAAGTTCATTGTCAAAACACATGACGATGATTATTTGTCCCGACATGAGATCGGAGAGCATTTCAGTTGGCAGATGCAAACTCATAAATGGTCGAGACAAAGGGTCAAAGAATGAATCATTTATATTCACAACAGGGCTTTTTATACCGAGACTATCCATCCATCCATTGAAGGCAACAAAGCCCATTTCAGAATCACGGTACATACCTAAGAACAAACATTCATCAATAGTATCAATTGCCCAATTTTTTCCTCCGCGAATAATCTCCCACATTTTAACTAAGCGGTGGGTATAAAATTCAGACGGATGATCTATCTCATTGATTTTAACTTTAGACTGATGAAAGTTGTCAAAGCCCTCGCCAGTATTAATCGCCTCCAGAACATTCATGCCACGAATGATTTGCCTTTTTATGCGATTAAATTGCTTAACATCATTGTCAGGCATATTGTTAATGAAGTTTTCTTCAAAGTGCGGACATTCTGAGATAACAGAAAATTCAGCAGCTTCATAAAGCTCATTATTCTTTTCACCTGTTTTAACTTCCACGAGCTGGAAGCCATCCAGTAGATTAAAGGTGACTAAATCTCCCACATGAACAAATGTGCTCATGTCAGAGACAATCGCTACGGAGTGTTTGTCCTGGTTGATAAGATCGGCTGCGACCATAGAATCAATTATGTTATCTTCTGATAGATTGTCATTGCTTGCATTAATAGGTAAACGCCGCAAACTAGAGTGTTCTTCATCAAGAATGCTCCAAATTATTGAGTCAATACAACGGCGAAGAATAAGAATTTCAAATTTTTTTAAACTTATTTCATCAATACACTTTTCTTTATTTTCTTTATCCTTGTTTCGATGGTGCTCTTTTTTTTCAGTTTCCAATCTTTTTATATCTCTCAGCCGAATAATAATCTCAAAAGATATGATTTTTTGTGAGTCTTTCCAATTTTTGAGACAGGTTTCATACTCTGCAAGAAAATCCTCATCATTGGAAGGTAGTTCTTGAATTGGATTCCCTCCCCTTATCATTTTGGCAAGTGCATGCATTAAAGATACATAATGAGGTGATAAAATTGTCCAAAACTTCCTAAACGGTTTGTACTTTTCAAGAAAAGTTGACTCATCAGTATAATTCATCATAACCAAACCTCATTCCTCTTATCTATTTTCCTCAAGGTATAAAATACCAGCCTTTTTTACATAATTATAGTTATAATATGAAGTCTCATTCAGATATCTTCATACTGTACGTAAGAAATATTTGAGCCTCTGACACCATAATCTTCTAAACTGCCTGATTTTTTCTCACCTCTATATAAAGCAATTATCCATCGAGCATTTTCTTGGATACTTTTATTTATTTCAGTAAAGTATTCACCGTCAACTTCGGCGAGCGAGTGGCCTAAAACGATGACCTCGTCCACATTTTTAAGCGATGAGAAAAAAACGTTTTCTTCTTTAATTATGTCTTCGCTGGGCTTGAATGTATTACCGAAGTATTCGTTTATTCTGTCGTATGCCTCTGCTATTCTTGTATCTTGATCCGGTCCTATATATGGATTTAGTGACTTTTCCACCCTAAAACTATGACCAAGTATGAGATCGTCATCGTAACTACAATTGCCGTGAATATGTATGATTTGCTCGTCTGGAACGGCATAGATCTGCTGCAAGGTATTTGTATAATTAAATGAAAAATAGATGCTTTCTCTTGGTATGGGCGGGATGTATTGCTTAGGATTGTAAGCATCGGCTATGTTAATCCCTTTAACCCAATCAGCGAATTGCTCCTTCAAACGAGCTGACAGCATTTGTGTGATTTTATTTACTTCATATTGGTAATCGTGATGATAAGCATCGCTCCAATCATCGGTATTGTATGAAGCCAAAAATATCTCACTGTTTTGAAGGATAAGCTCATAATCAATTTCACCTAAAGCATTTTCTAACTCATTCCACTCGTCCCCAGCAGGAATGTATTCTTCTATCGCGTCATATAGATCTTGGTCATTTTTTTCTACATACGACTTAAAGTGCTTGTATCCTGTTGGTAAGCCATGACGCATGTCAAATCCATTTCCTATTATGTAAAGCCTCATTGTTTTTCCCTTAGTCGAATTGTATAAAAATACTAACATGGCCTGCTCCACGTTGACTACTATCCCCTCCTTTGAGTAATGCCTTCATCAGATGTAACAACATTTCCGAGCTTCCACAGTTCGCTCAAAGCGGACTAGAAGGTTAGCTTGCGTCGGACTTGGCGTATTTAAAGAAGTGCTGGTGGAGACTGGTTGTTGTGTTCCATTTCTACAGAACAAAATCACAGAAACTATACCCAATAGTTATATTGAATCAATGATGAGACAGCCTCATATTTATCAGGACTGGTGTACGTCCAATACAGGAGGTTGTCGTGCTGGTTCTCAAATATGCGCTAGCTATTGCGGCTGTAATGGCAATTTATTGTCTTGCTGTTGTTCTTACGGATCGCCTTTCTGATTGATTTTATATTGGCGAGGTGACGTGAGTTAAGTAGAATTGCTGCGGGTGATTGAGGCTATCTGCCTCAGGCATGAACACCAAAGGCAGATAGAGAAAAGCCCCAGTTAACATTACGCGTCCTGCAAGACGCTTAACATTAATCTGAGGCTCAATCTATGAACAGCAAATCTAGGTTAGCCTCTTACGTGCCGGAAGGCAAGGAGAAGCAGGCTATGAAGCAGCAAAAGGCGATGTTAATCGCCCTGATCGTCATCTGTTTAACCGTCATAGTGACGGCACTGGTAACGAGGAAAGACCTCTGCGAGGTACGAATCCGAACCGGCCAGACGGAGGTCGCTGTCTTCACAGCTTACGAACCTGAGGAGTAAGAGACTAGGCGGGGGAGAAATCCCTCGCCACCTCTGATGAGTCAGGCATCCTCAATGCACCCGCGCTTAACCCGTTTCGGCGGGTTTTGTTTTTTCCTGGCATTCTGGTTTACAATTCGCACGCCAGCCTGAACAACTGGCACCTGCTGCGCCAGCAGAGAAAACAGATGGCGCACAAGACCAAATTTCACAATTCTGATAACTCAGCCGACCCTGCCATCCGGTACGGGCGGCGTTCACACGTCTTTAAAACTGACTGGTACCAGCATGATCCGTGCACTGAAGAACAGGCCGAATGGCTGATTCAGTGTTATCGCAGGCGCGGACGCGAGGTCAGGAAAGACCTCAGTCTTGACTTACGACACTGGATAATTTCCGTCAGGCTTCCTTATTCCGAACGCCCACCACGTCCATCCCGCACATTCCAGCAACGCATCTGGAGGTAACATGCGGGTATTGCTTCGACCTGTTCTGGTACCGGAACTCGGACTGGTTATCGTTAAGCCTGGCCGTGAATCCATGCAGGTATTCCATAACGGCAGAGTACTGGTGGAACCGGAACCGAAAAGTATGCGCGGTCTGCCGTCCGGAGTCGTTCCTGCCGTTCGCCAGCCGCTGGCGGAAGATAAATCATTACTGCCATTTTTCAGCGATGAGCGGGTAATTCGTGCTGCCGGTGGTGCTGGTGCATTGTCTGACTGGCTGTTGCGCCATATTAAATCCTGCCAGTGGCCACACGGCGATTATCATCACAGTGAAACCGTCATTCACCGTTATGGTACCGGCGCGATGGTGTTGTGCTGGCACTGTGACAACCAGCTGCGTGACCAGACCTCCGAATCATTGGAGCATCTGGCTCAACAAAACCTGGCAGCCTGGATGATTGACGTCATCCGTCACGCAATGAATGGCACGCAGGGGCGTGAATTATCACTGGCTGAACTGTACTGCTGGGCTGTTGTAAATAATGTGGTGGATGCCATGACCGAAAATATGGCGCGTCGAATCCTGAAACTTCCGGGTGAAAACATCCGCTCAGTGTACCGCGAAAGCGACATCGTACCGGGAGAACAGACCGCCACCAGCATACTGAAACAGCGCACAAAAAATCTTGCGCCGCTGCCTCACGCCCACCAGCAAAACCCGCCACAGGAAAAGACGGTGGTCAGCATTGCCGTTGATCCGGAGTCACCGGCTCAGTATCTCCTGCGCCAGAAACCACAACGGGAAGAGATGCCTGTATACACGCGCTGGGTAAAAACGCAGAAATGCATGACGTGCGGTAATCAGGCAGATGATCCGCATCACATCATTGGTCATGGACTGGGAGGGATGGGAACAAAGGCTGATGATTTGTTTGTTATTCCGCTGTGCCGTAAATGTCATAACGAACTGCACGCCGGGGTAAAAGATTTTGAAGAAAAACACGGCAGCCAGCTGTTGTTGCTGATTCGTTTTTTAATGCACGCGAGAAATTCGGGTGTCCTGAAGTGGAAAGCATGAATGACTGAACGCATAGAATTTGTTTTGCCTTACCCGCCGACGGTGAATACCTACTGGCGACGTCGTGGCAGCACATATTTTGTATCAAAAGCCGGTGAGCGTTATCGCCGTGATGTGGCGCTTATTGTTCGCCAGCAGCGACTGAAATTAAACCTGTCCGGAAGGCTGGCAATAAAAATTATTGCAGAGCCACCGGATAAGCGCCGCCGCGACCTGGACAATATCCTGAAGGCACCACTGGATGCGCTGACGCATGCCGGACTACTTATAGACGACGAGCAGTTTGATGAAATCAATATTGTGCGCGGACTGCCTGTTCCTGGTGGGCGGTTGGGCGTGAAGATTTACGAAATTACAGGTGATAACGATGGTGCGTGATATTCAGCAGGTTATGGAGCGGTGGGGAGCATGGGCTGCGAACAATCACGAAGATGTGTCATGGGCGTCAATCGCTGCTGGTTTTAAAGGATTAATCCCGCCGAAAGTGAAATCACGCCCTCAGTGTTCTGATGATGATGCAATGATAATTTGTGGCTGTATGGCCCGGTTGAACAAGAAAAATCAGGATTTGCACGATTTGTTGGTGGATTATTACGTAGGTGGAATGACTTTTATGGGGTTGGCACGAAAGCATGGGTGTTCGGATACCTGTATTGGCAAGCGCCTGCAGAAAGCGGAAGGGGTTATTGATGGCATGTTGATGATGCTTGATATCCGACTGGAGATGGACAGATACGTAGAACGAATCATGTAGGAGCTTGACCAGACACATTGTCCGGGGCTATATTCCTCACGCGCCAGCAAAATCTGGCGTCGGGATTGGCGTCCCGGATGAAAAAGGCGACAACAGACGCGCCAGCGTCTTTTTTATTGTCGTTTGCACTGTCACATCTCAATGGTGGGCTGTGTGGGGGCGGAGCGATCCGCGCCGGTTCCTTTTTCCCGGTTACGCCAACCCTGCACAGTTCACCACCATACTGATTGGCGTCAGCAGTGGTGATGATTCACATAGAAAAAGGATCATCCTATGGCTATTCAAATCTCAGTTGAAACTCTTTCCCCGATCACCCATAACCAAATCCCTGTCATTACTACCGAGCTTTTGGCACAACTTTATGGCACCGAAACTAATAACATCAAAGTGAACTATACACGCAATGCCGAGCGTTTTGTTTGTGGGAAACACTACTTCAAATTGGAAGGGGCTGAGTTGCGGGAATTTAAGAACAAGGTTACTCAAAGTAACTTAGTTGCACCGCGTACAAAGCACCTCATCCTCTGGACAGAACGCGGAGCAGCCCGTCACACCAAAATGCTGGAAACCGATCAGGCGTGGGAAGTGTTCGAAAAACTGGAAGACTGTTATTTCAGCCAAAAACAACCACCAGCAGCACAAAACACCCCAACCCAAAATGATGGATGCGCATTACTGATCCACTTCGATAAACACGGTCAGGTCGACTTCACGGAAAAACTACCCGCCGATGCGATGGTATGCACTCTGGAACGGTTTTAAAAATTTTCCCCGAACGCTTTACGATCGTAAAAAGTTGAATATCCTGTTAAGAGTGGTTACTACGCCAAACAGCTTAAACCCGCCACTGAGCGGGTTTTTTATGCCTGAAAAACGGTACAGGACGTTAAACGCGCTGGTGGTTGCTAATACTGGTCTTTCGGCTTGTATTTTTGTAAATCGATATATACTTATCTTGTGACCAGTAATGTCAGGGCAATTGATATGAATGAAGCTTGTTCTGTTGTTTTTGTTCATTCCCCGTTTGTTGTGCTCTTTGAAGGAAAAGAGCTCTCTCTGGAAAGTGGTAGTGCACTTCTTGTCAGGGGGGGAGCTGGATCGTTATTGCCCTTTTCGGAATGTTTTCGGCGAATAAGTCTCAGTGAATCGACAATTATCCGTTACCTGTTGTGTGGAGACGAAAAACAGGATGTAGTTTTAGTCCGGCAAATACCACGATATCTTTGCGTGAGTTTTCCCAAGGCAGAATTGATGGGCATCCTGATTGATTATCTTTGTGAGGAAAAGATTCATACGGACAATTTAGCGGAAATGCTTTCCTTTTCGTGTCTGGCGTTTTTCTCATCAGAGAAAATGTTTTCGTCGTTTCTGACCGCGTGTATTGGCAATATTAGTGACAGGCTTAGTGCATTGTTTCGTACGGACATTGCAGCAAACTGGACTCTGAGAGATGTGTCTTCGCGGTTATGTATCAGTGAAAGTTTGTTAAAAAAAAGACTGAAAGAAGAAGGCACCTGTTTCAGTGAGTTGTTGCTTACAGAGAGAATGAGAATGGCAGCAATGCTGTTGAATCAATCTCGTTGCGCCATCAACAGAATCGCTGCTCAGTGTGGCTATAATTTTACATCTTATTTTATCAGCGTATTCAGGAGTTATTTTGGTGTTACACCGGCAGGTTACAGGATGGCTGCATTCAATGAGATGAGTTTAAGTGTTACTCAAGAATAATTGAATTTTGCACTCATTGAAAACAGGCTCGCTGCGGCGGGCCTTTTTTATATCCGCGCCACGTCCGGCGCACATCACATCAGATAACACCACACAAAAGGTATCTGCGGGTGCCTTTGACGGGGTGTTGTTTTTTTACGGGCCGACAGTGGCCCTTTTTTATTTACAGGAGAAAAAGTATGTCTGAACCCTTATCCGGTTCCGGCACGGCTGCGGCGCTCGGCGGGGCGACGGTATTCGGGCTGTTTACCGGAACGGATTTCGGGATTGTGTTTGGCGCATTTGCCGGGGCGCTGTTTGTGGCCACAATGCCGCAGGCACTATCTGCCTGGCGTGTGGCAGCGCATTTTCTGGTGTCGTTTATCGTTGGCGTGCTGGGTGCGCATGTGCTGTCAGCCTGGATTGCATCAAAAACAGGTTATGACGGTACATCGGCGGATGCTCTGTGTGCGGTGCTGGTGGCGGTGGTGTCGGTGAAGATTCTCTCGTTCATCCACCAGCAGGATATTGCATCGCTGGTGTCCGGCCTGTTCTCCCGCCTGCGGGGTGGAGGAGGCGGCAATGTTAAGTAACCTTCCCGGATTGCTGAATGTGGCGTTATGCACGGTTATCGTGCTGACGCTCTTTTTTTATCGTCGTCGTGATTCCAGACATAAACCGCTGATGTCATGGCTGGCCTGGTTGCTGATGCTGCTGTATGCCTTTGCGCCCCTCAGCTATCTGTGTGGTCGCCCGTTAGCAACGGGCTGGCTGGAAGTGTTTTTTAACCTGCTGTTCTGCGTGCTGGTGGTTCGTGCTCGTGGGAACGTTTCAAAAATCTTTGTATTACGAAGGCGCTGAGATGAAGTCGAAAGATGAAATTTTTGATGCTGTTCTTGGCAAAGAGGGCGGCTACGTCAACCACCCTGATGATAAAGGTGGTCCGACTAAATGGGGCATTACTGGAAAAGTTGCCCGTGCACACGGTTATCAGGGGGATATTCGTGACCTGACGCGTGGGCAGGCCCTCGAAATTCTTGAAGCGGACTACTGGTACGGGCCACGTTTTCACAAGGTTGCGAGCCTGTCTCCGGAGATCGCTGCTGAATTGTGTGATACCGGCGTAAACATGGGGCCGTCAGTGGCATCCAGAATGCTTCAGCGCTGGCTTAATGTATTTAACCAGAAAGGAGAGTTGTATCCGGACATTGATGCAGATGGTTGTATCGGCCCACGTACCATTAATGCGTTACGCGCCTATTTGTCAAAACGTGGCAGGGATGGTGAGTTGGTGATTCTGACAGCGCTAAACTGTACGCAGGGAGATCGCTACCTTGAACTGGCAGAAAAACGTGAGGCTAATGAATCGTTCGTGTATGGCTGGATGAAAGAGCGCGTGGTGGTGTAGTTGGCATTAATGAGGCCAGTAAATCCAACCTGCGGTTAGCTTGTTAGTAAGCGGCTCACCAGAACCGTATTGATATTTACTGAGAGCTCAGATCAACTTTCCAGGGCAACAGATCGCGTACCCGGTTTGCCGGCCAGTCCTGGATATGTTCAATGACGTAGCGCAGCCATTTTTCTGGCTCCACATTGTTCAGACGGCATGTGCCGATCAGCGAGTACAACACCGCCGCATGTTCGCCACCGCTGTCGGAACCTGCGAACAGCCAGTTTTTCCGGCCCACGGCCACACCCCGTAAGGCGTTCTCTGCGATGTTGTTGTCGATTTCCACCCAGCCATTACTGCAGTACACGTTCAGGGCCTCCCACTGTTTCAGCAGGTATGCGAACGCTTTTGCCGTATCCGAGTGACGCGACAGTGTTTTCATCTGAGTCTGTATCCAGTCATACAGTGACTGCATCAGTGGCGCAGCTCTGGCTTTTCTTGCCGCCAGACGCTGTTCTGCTGAACATCCCCGGACTTCTGCCTCGATGGCATACAGTTCACCGATACGCTGCAGGGCTTCCGTGGTGATATCGGTTGGAGCTCTTGCATGCACATCGTGGATTTTTCTCCGGGCATGGGCCATACACGCGGCTTCCGTTATTCTGCCGGATTCGTATAACGCCCGGTAGCCACCGTAAGCATCGGCCTGAAGCACTCCGCTGTAACCGGCCAGGTGATTTTGTGGATGGATGCCTTTCCGGTCCGGGCTGTACGCGAACCAGACCGCCGCAGGCATCTGTGAACCGGCGTTACGGTCATCACGGACGTAGACCCACAGCCGGGCTGTCCGGGTTTTACCGCTGCCCGGCTCCTGGACCGGGACGGGGATATCATCGGCATGGACTTTACCGGGCATCAGCACATACTGGCGCAGGACGTCATACAGTGGCTCCAGCAGTTCAGCAACGGCACCAGTCCAGCGCCCCAGCGTGGCACGACTCAGCTCCACTCCCTGACGACGGTATATTTCTGACTGGCGGTATAACGGCAGATGGTCTGCATATTTCCCGGTGACAACATGGGCCAGAAGCCCCGCTCCGGCATAGCTGCGTACAATGGGTTTTGAAGGCACCGGCGCCTGCACGATATGGTCACAACGGCAACAGGCCAGTTTCGGACGTTGTGTTTCGATAACCTTAAAGGCGCTGCTGATAAGCTCCAGTTGCTCTGACACATCACATCCCAGAGAACTGAGTTCGCCACCACAGGCAGGACAGCATTCCTCTTCCGGCCGGATAACCCGGGTTTCTCGGGGAAGTGAGGCCGGTAACGGTTTACGGGCTGAAGACTGGCGCAGTGCAGATGGCAGTGCCGGGTCATATTGCTCACCCAGCGTTTCCGCCATTTCTTCCTGAAGTGCGCTGATTCGCTCCTGTGCTTCCTGTATCTGTCGTTCGGTTTTTGCGCGAAGTTTTTCTGAGCTTTTACCGAACTGCATGCGCTGCAGTTTTGCAACCAGCGCCTTCAGCCGGTTGATTTCAGAAGCATAAGCCGCCAACCTCTGTGAGAGCAGGCGGTTGTATTCGGCCATCTGGCGGATGGTGTCCTGTTGCGTCTGCAACAGTGCCCGCAGGCGGGCATTCTCATGAGCAAGTGAGGTGTCCATATCCTCACTTTACAACGGGTTATATACGGATTCCAGCGCGTTCCGTTCGTTTCGGGTGCTTCCAGTCGATGCCCTCGAGAAGCATGGACAACTGAGCCGGAGTAAGGTGAACCTTTCCATCGCGGGTGACCGGCCAGACGAAGCGGCCCCGCTCCAGGCGTTTGGTGAAGAGGCACAGTCCGTCACTGTCAGCCCACAGCACTTTTATCTGGTCACCCCGGCGTCCGCGGAAGATAAACAGGTGTCCGGAGAACGGGTCATCCTTCAGGACGTTCTGAACTTTTGATGCCAGGCCGTTAAAGCCATTTCGCATGTCGGTGATACCGGCAACCAGCCAGATACGCGAACCGGCAGGGAGAGATATCATCAGTGGCTGCTCCCTTTCATTTCGCGGATAAGTGTCTGTAATAACGCCGGTGTCAGTTCACCTTTCAGCCTGAGAGTTCCGGCCGGCAGAACCAGCTCGCAGCACAGACTGTCTGGCAGTGTATTTATCTGTTCAGGTATCTGCACTGGTGCCGGGATTTTATTATCCGGCTCCGGCGTTAACGTCACGGGAAGTAGCGATGTTTCATGTTCGCCGGGCGGCTGCAGGCCGCCGTTACGCCAGAGATGCCGCCAGTTAAAGAGCAGGTTATCGTTGATTCCGTTCTCGCGAGCTATTTGTGCGACACAGGCACCGGGTAAAAGAGTCTGCTGAACAAGTCTCCATTTAAACTCCTGTGAAAATCGGTTCCGGCGGTTTTTCTCTGTTTTCACAGTCTGAGTTACTGTCGGGGCTGAAGGGTATCGCCCCGGGAAAAGAGCCCGGGCCAGTTGCATGCAGGAATATTCACCGGAAAGAGGCCAGTCAGCGAATATCTGGTGAAATCGCCTCACCAGAGAAAAAATGGCGGTTTTGCTGACACCGGTCTGCACAGAAATGCGCGGGTACGACAGTGACTCGTCAAATCTCAGTTGTAGCACACGCAGGATCAATTCCGGATTATCTGCCAGTACCGCCTTTCGTGCATTCATCTTAAATGTCCTTTTACTGCGAAAATGGACATTAGTATCGGAAACAGGAAAGGGAGGCGAAAGACGGTTTAAATGAGACGGTTACGCTTGTTATTAGACTTACCGAACAAGAAAAACGACTGGAGAAAGAGTTCGGTTTTTATACCAAACAAAGAGGAGAATATGAATCAGTGAGTACAGAGAAAAATCCTCGGCAGATCGTATAAATCTTCTTTTAAAGCCGTCCGTTATGAAAGGAATAGAAAAGAAAGTAACTGCACGTCTTTATGTGACACGGTCTGCTTTTGCTATTTTTCTTTTGGAGGTTGTTATTTGCGCATCAAGTGCAGATAGAGTTGCCCATCGAGATGGGCAACTTATGATATTATTGTGAGCAATATACCCGAGCTTCCAGCGGAGTATAAATGCCGAAAGTGATAAAACCGAGCAATCCATTTACGAATGTTTGCTGGGTTTCAGTCTTAACAACTTTTTCTGCGCCACCACAAATTTTGGCTGCATCGACAGTTTTCTTCTGACCAATTCCAGAAACGAAGAAATGATGAGTGATGGTTTCCTTCGGTGTTACTGTTGTCGGTTGGTTTTCAACAGTAAACGTCTGTTGAGCACATCCAGAGATAAGCAGGGCCAGCGTGAAAGTGAGTAGCGTTTTTTTCATAGTGTTATTCCCGTTGTGTTTTTAAGGTTGTTGAATCGTATTTGTAGAAATTTAAACAAAACCTAAACAATGAGTTGAAATCTCATATTTTTAATGTTTATTAAAGTATGCCAGATGTGCTGTATTTTCATTGTATTCCCGGATTAACTATGTCCTCAGTACCGACTGGTAACTCCTGTGTGGGAGTGCCGGATAGTGAGGGGGATTAAACCGGGCGATATGGTTTAGCGTGGAAAAAATTGTGTCGTGTTCTGAATGCTTTCGGTAAACAATAATGAGTTGTCAAAGGTATAGTAATACCTTTTGTGTTCATGGACATTTGTAACCCATCGGAAAACTCCAGCCTTAGCCAGATTTTCCCTGTATTCATGAAATGTGATTTCTCTTGATTTCAACTTATGAGAGTAAGTTTCTATAAGTCGCGTGTCTCTGCGAAATTTAACATTCACAACCTCCTCAAGTCCTTTTATTAACACTGCGTTATCATTTTTCAATACAACGTGAATATTACCTGTGGCTAAATAGTAAATGTAATGTGAGACATTGTGACGTTTTAGTTCAGAGTAAAATCGGTCACAGTTTAAATCTTTCCGCACTTGATCAAATATTTCTTTAAAAAGGGCAACCTGAGCCATCAGTATAACCTTGTATATGATATGGGGTGCGTAGTCTGCATGAGAGCTTTTAATACTGCAATCTGGTCAGATGTCTTTATCCTGTGTGGATGATAATTGATCTTACCCAGCAATAGTGGACACGCGGCTAAGTGAGTAAACTCTCAGTCAGAGGTGACTCACATGACAAAAACAGTATCAACCAGTAAAAAACCCCGTAAACAGCATTCGCCTGAATTTCGCAGTGAAGCCCTGAAGCTTGCTGAACGCATCGGTGTTACTGCCGCAGCCCGTGAACTCAGCCTGTATGAATCACAGCTCTACAACTGGCGCAGTAAACAGCAAAATCAGCAGACGTCTTCTGAACGTGAACTGGAGATGTCTACCGAGATTGCACGTCTCAAACGCCAGCTGGCAGAACGGGATGAAGAGCTGGCTATCCTCCAAAAGGCCGCGACATACTTCGCGAAGCGCCTGAAATGAAGTATGTCTTTATTGAAAAACATCAGGCTGAGTTCAGCATCAAAGCAATGTGCCGCGTGCTCCGGGTGGCCCGCAGCGGCTGGTATACGTGGTGTCAGCGGCGGACAAGGATAAGCATGCGTCAGCAGTTCCGCCAACACTGCGACAGCGTTGTCCTCGCGGCTTTTACCCGGTCAAAACAGCGTTACGGTGCCCCACGCCTGACGGATGAACTGCGTGCTCAGGGTTACCCCTTTAACGTAAAAACCGTGGCGGCAAGCCTGCGCCGTCAGGGACTGAGGGCAAAGGCCTCCCGGAAGTTCAGCCCGGTCAGCTACCGCGCACACGGCCTGCCTGTGTCAGAAAATCTGTTGGAGCAGGATTTTTACGCCAGTGGCCCGAACCAGAAGTGGGCAGGAGACATCACGTACTTACGTACAGATGAAGGCTGGCTGTATCTGGCAGTGGTCATTGACCTGTGGTCACGTGCCGTTATTGGCTGGTCAATGTCGCCACGCATGACGGCGCAACTGGCCTGCGATGCCCTGCAGATGGCGCTGTGGCGGCGTAAGAGGCCCCGGAACGTTATCGTTCACACGGACCGTGGAGGCCAGTACTGTTCAGCAGATTATCAGGCGCAACAGAAACGGCATAATCTGCGTGGAAGTATGAGCGCAAAAGGTTGCTGCTACGATAATGCCTGCGTGGAAAGCTTCTTTCATTCGCTGAAAGTGGAATGTATCCATGGAGAACACTTTATCAGCCGGGAAATAATGCGGGCAACGGTGTTTAATTATATCGAATGTGATTACAATCGGTGGCGGCGGCACAGTTGGTGTGGCGGCCTCAGTCCGGAACAATTTGAAAACCAGAACCTCGCTTAGGCCTGTGTCCATATTACGTGGGTAGGATCAAATTGTCAGAGATTATGAGGTTTTTTTAACCTATGGAATTACCGGAAGGTGCGAAAATTACAAAGTAAGAAGCGTTATAGAAGTCCTTCATACAGTGAAGGACTTCTATAATCTTAGAAATAAAAAAACCGGTCATAGGGAGCTACACAGAACCGGTCGGCGAAGATCGCCAATACCACCCATGCATCGATACAACATACTACTGACAATAGCTGCTATTGATGTAAAAGCAATGTTATGCATCGATGAAAATAAAAAACCGGCAGGGGAAATCCATTGAAGATTTGCCGGTGGCAAAAGTAGCCAATGCTTTTATAACCGTAGTCGCAGAGTTATGAAGTGCAACACCGAATGCTGTCGGTATATGACTGAATGGTGTTTCAATGATGTACATCATTCCTACTGTAAATGTAATTAATAATAACTCTATTTGTACGGGTCCTTCCGGTGGGGTGGTCTGCCACGGGGCGGCAGCGGCGCGGATTTTCGCTATTTATGAAAATTTTTCGGGAAAAAGCGTGTCGGTACTTCTCGTGTATAACTCATTGTTTTTTCATCAATCACATCCGTAAAAGGTCCGACATGAAAGTGCCCGAAAAAGACGTTTTTGAGCACTTCCATGTCGGACCCTGCATTTGATATGGAAATGTTTTATGAAGGTTAATAAAAAGAAGCTCGCGGAAATTTTCAACGTGGATCCACGAACGATTGAACGCTGGCAGTCTCAGGGGCTCTCTTGTGTCTCTGGTGGTAGTAAGGGGGTTGAATCTGTATTTGATACCGCCATGGCAATTCAGTGGTATGCGCAGCGCGAAGCCGATATTGAAAACGAAAAACTCCGCAAAGAGACCGAGGATTTGCGTGCGGCTGCGGAATCAGATTTACAACCCGGCACCATTGACTATGAGCGCTACCGACTCACAAAAGCACAGGCTGATGCACAGGAACTGAAAAATGCCCGCGAAGAAGGGCTGGTACTGGAAACGGAATTGTTTACCTTCATTCTGCAACGTGTGGCACAGGAGATTTCGGGGATACTTGTACGTGTGCCGCTGACATTACAGCGTAAATATCCGGATATTTCACCGTCACACCTTGATGTGGTGAAAACTGAAATCGCAAAAGCCTCCAACGTTGCAGCTAAAGCTGGTGAGAACGTAGGCGGGTGGATTGATGATTTCAGACGCACAGAAGGCAGCTAATGCAGCCGGTGCGATAGCAACAGGGCTTGTATCTCTCAATATTCCGGTACCACTGACGACAGTTCAGTGGGCTGATCAGCATTATTATCTGCCAAAAGAGTCTTCATATACTCCCGGGCAATGGGAAACACTGCCGTTTCAGGTTGCCATCATGAACAGCATGGGGAATGACCGGATCCGCACCGTTAATCTGATTAAATCGGCGCGTGTTGGTTACACCAAAATGCTGTTGGGGGTGGAGGCTTATTTTATTGAACACAAATCCCGTAACAGCCTGCTTTTTCAGCCGACAGATTCTGCGGCAGAAGATTTTATGAAATCCCATGTCGAACCAACGATAAGAGACGTTCCTGTATTACTGGAGCTGGCTCCGTGGTTTGGCAGAAAACATCGGGACAACACGCTTACCCTGAAACGTTTCTCCTCCGGTGTGGGATTCTGGTGTCTGGGCGGAGCTGCTGCCAAAAACTACCGTGAAAAATCTGTGGATGTGGTCTGCTATGACGAACTCTCCTCGTTTGAACCGGATGTGGAAAAAGAAGGTTCACCAACTCTGCTTGGCGATAAGCGTATCGAAGGTTCGGTATGGCCTAAATCCATACGCGGCTCAACGCCCAAAATTAAAGGTTTTTGCCAGATTGAAAAAGCCGCGAACGAATCTGCACATTTTATGCGGTTTTATGTGCCATGCCCTCATTGTGGTGAAGCCCAGTATCTGAAGTTTGGCGATGATGCGACAACCTTTGGCCTGAAATGGGAGAAGGGCAAGCCGGAGACGGTGTATTACCTGTGTGAACATAATGGCTGCGCGATCCGTCAGTCGGAACTTGACCAGACCGACGGGCGGTGGATTTGTGACAATACCGGGATGTGGACGCGTGACGGTCTGACATTTTACAGCGCCGGTGATGAGGAAATCCCGCCACCGCGCTCAATCTCGTACCACATCTGGACGGCATACAGCCCGTTCACCACCTGGGTACAGATTGTTTATGACTGGCTTGATGCACTGAAGGATCCGAATGGCGTCAAGACGTTCATTAACACCACGCTGGGGGAGCCTTATGAAGAGGCTGTGGCAGAAAAACTGAGCTTTGAGTTATTGCTGGAAAAAGTCTGCCACTATGATGCGCAGGTTCCCCTGCGGGTGGTTTACCTGACCGCAGGGATCGACTCTCAGAAAAACCGTTATGAGATTTATGTCTGGGGCTGGGCTCCTGGCGAAGAAGCTTTTCTGATTGACAAGCAGATCATCATGGGGAGACCGGAAGATGAGGACACCCTTAAACGCGTTGATGCCGTGATCCGGAAAAAATACCGTCATGCAGATGGCACTGAAATTTCCATTTCCCGCGTCTGCTGGGATACCGGTGGTATTGACCAGGACATTGTGTATCAGCGATCCAGAAAACACGGCACTTTTTTTGTGCTCCCCATCAAAGGGGCGTCGGTGTACGGCAAGCCGGTGATCACCATGCCAAAAAAGCGAAACCAGCGTGGGGTGTTTTTGTGTGAGGTGGGTTCCGATACCGTCAAGGAAATGCTGTATGCGCGTTTTGCCCTGCCGGTGGTATCTGCCAGTGAAGTCGCACCGTATACCTTCCGTTTTCCGGATAACCCGGACATTTTTTCTGATGTTGAAGCTAAACAACTCGTGGCAGAAGAGCTGGTTGAAAAAGTTGTGAACGGGCGGGTGAAACTCCAGTGGGATGCCAGAAAACGGCGTAATGAAGCTCTGGACTGTCTGGTGTATGCCTATGCAGCGCTGCGCATTTCCGTTCAGCGGTGGCAACTGGATCTGGATGCACTGGCCCGCGCCAGAAGAGATGAACAGGACGACGATGAAATGACTATTGAAGAAATCGCGGCTGCTCTGAGTGGAGGATAAGTGATGATTTATACGCATGAAATGCTATGCGATGCCCGCCGGGCGTTACATGAACTGATGATCGGACGTGCTGTGGTTTCCGTCAGCAAGGACGGGCGTCAGGTTCAGTATTCGCGGGCGACAATTGGTGAACTGCGTCAGTATATTGAAGAGCTGGAAAGTGCGCTGGGTGTATCCGGACGGCGTCGTGGCCCGGCAGGAGTGGGGCTGTGAACGGGGAACTGGTGGATATTCATGGGCAGCCTTTACGGCAAAGCATGGGATATTCTGGTGGTGGTTCCGGGTTCGGTGGGCAAATGGCAGAATGGCTGCCTGCACCGGAAAGTGCCGACGTGGCGCTCTTACCTTCCATTCATCTGGGTAACGCCCGCGCGGATGAGCTGGTCCGTAACAACGGTATTGCATCGAATGCAGTGGAAATTCATAAGGATCATATTGTCGGGCACATGTTTCGTCTGAGTTACCGTCCCAACTGGCGCTGGCTGGGGATGTCGGAAGCAGATTCACATGCTTTTATTGAAGATGTTGAGGCGGCGTGGATGGAATACTGCGATCCGGTGTTTGGTACGATGGATGTGGAAGGGCGTCGTTCGTTTACCGAATTTATTCGTGAAGGGGTGGGGGTCCATACGTTTAACGGTGAAATTTTTGTCCAGCCCGTATGGGATGCGGAATCCACGTCATTATTCCGGACGAAATTCAAAACCATCAGCCCGAAGCGTGTCAGTACACCCGGTTATGGTACCCGAACACGGCACTGGTCGGTGTACAGGTGGACTCGGAGCAGTTCGGCAGCCAGCAGGTGAGTCGTAATTATCATCTTCGCGGGCGCATTCTGCAGGTGCCGTCGAACTATAACCCGCAGACGCGGCAATACAGCGGTATCTGGGACGGAACGTTTAAACCGGCATACAGCAACAACATGGCCTGGTGTCTGTGGGATATGCTGACCCATCCGCGCTACGGCATGGGGAAACGTCTTGGTGCGGCGGATGTGGATAAATGGGCGCTGTATGTCATCGGCCAGTACTGCGACCAGTCAGTGCCGGACGGCTTTGGCGGCACGGAGCCGCGCATCACCTGTAATGCGTACCTGACCACACAGCGTAAGGCGTGGGATGTGCTCAGCGATTTCTGCTCGGCGATGCGCTGTATGCCGGTATGGAACGGGCAGACGCTGACGTTCGTGCAGGACCGACCGTCGGATAAGGCGTGGACCTATAACCGCAGTAATGTGGTGATGCCGGATGATGGCGCGCCGTTCCGCTACAGCTTCAGCGCCCTGAAGGACCGCCATAATGCCGTTGAGGTGAACTGGATTGACCCGAACAACGGCTGGGAGACGGCGACAGAGCTTGTTGAAGATACGCAGGCCATTGCCCGTTACGGTCGTAATGTTACGAAGATGGATGCCTTTGGCTGTACCAGCCGGGGGCAGGCACACCGCGCCGGGCTGTGGCTGATTAAAACAGAACTGCTGGAAACGCAGACCGTGGATTTCAGCGTCGGCGCAGAAGGGCTTCGCCATGTACCGGGCGATGTTATTGAAATCTGCGATGATGACTATGCCGGTATCAGCACCGGTGGTCGTGTGCTGGCGGTGAACAGCCAGACCCGGACGCTGACGCTCGACCGTGAAATCACGCTGCCATCCTCCGGTACCGCGCTGATAAGCCTGGTTGACGGAAGTGGCAATCCGGTCAGCGTGGAGGTTCAGTCCGTCACCGACGGCGTGAAGGTAAAAGTGAGCCGTGTTCCTGACGGTGTTGCTGAATACAGCGTATGGGGGCTGAAGCTGCCGACGCTGCGCCAGCGACTGTTCCGCTGCGTGAGTATCCGTGAGAACGACGACGGCACGTATGCCATCACCGCCGTGCAGCATGTGCCGGAAAAAGAGGCCATCGTGGATAACGGGGCGCACTTTGACGGCGAACAGAGTGGCACGGTGAATGGTGTCACGCCGCCAGCGGTGCAGCACCTGACCGCAGAAGTCACTGCAGACAGCGGGGAATATCAGGTGCTGGCGCGATGGGACACACCGAAGGTGGTGAAGGGCGTGAGCTTCCTGCTCCGTCTGACCGTAACAGCGGACGACGGCAGTTAGCGGCTGGTCAGCACGGCCCGGACGACGGAAACCACATACCGCTTCACGCAACTGGCGCTGGGGAACTACAGGCTGACAGTCCGGGCGGTAAATGCGTGGGGGCAGCAGGGCGATCCGGCGTCGGTATCGTTCCGGATTGCCGCACCGGCAGCACCGTCGAGGATTGAGCTGACGCCGGGCTATTTTCAGATAACCGCCACGCCGCATCTTGCCGTTTATGACCCGACGGTACAGTTTGAGTTCTGGTTCTCGGAAAAGCAGATTGCGGATATCAGACAGGTTGAAACCAGCGCGCGTTATCTTGGTACGGCGCTGTACTGGATAGCCGCCAGTATCAATATCAAACCGGGCCATGATTATTACTTTTATATCCGCAGTGTGAACACCGTTGGCAAATCGGCATTCGTGGAGTCCGTCGGTCGGGCGAGCGATGATGCGGAAGGTTACCTGGATTTTTTCAAAGGCAAGATAACCGAATCCCATCTCGGCAAGGAGCTGCTGGAAAAAGTCGATCTGACGGAGGATAACGCCAGCAGACTGGAGGAGTTTTCGAAAGAGTGGAAGGACGCCAACGATAAGTGGAATGCCATGTGGGCTGTCAAAATTGAGCAGACCAAAGACGGCAAACATTATGTCGCGGGTATTGGCCTCAGCATGGAGGACACGGAGGAAGGCAAACTGAGCCAGTTTCTGGTTGCCGCCAATCGTATCGCGTTTATTGACCCGGCAAACGGGAATGAAACGCCGATGTTTGTGGCGCAGGGCAACCAGATATTCATGAACGACGTGTTCCTGAAGCGCCTGACGGCCCCCACCATTACCAGCGGCGGCAATCCTCCGGCCTTTTCCCTGACACCGGACGGAAAGCTGACCGCTAAAAATGCGGATATCAGTGGCAGTGTGAATGCGAACTCCGGGACGCTCAGTAATGTGACGATAGCTGAAAACTGTACGATAAACGGTACGCTGAGGGCGGAAAAAATCGTCGGGGACATTGTAAAGGCGGCGAGCGCGGCTTTTCCGCGCCAGCGTGAAAGCAGTGTGGACTGGCCGTCAGGTACCCGTACTGTCACCGTGACCGATGACCATCCTTTTGATCGCCAGATAGTGGTGCTTCCGCTGACGTTTCGCGGAAGTAAGCGTACTGTCAGCGGCAGGACAACGTATTCGATGTGTTATCTGAAAGTACTGATGAACGGTGCGGTGATTTATGATGGCGCGGCGAACGAGGCGGTACAGGTGTTCTCCCGTATTGTTGACATGCCAGCGGGTCGGGGAAACGTGATCCTGACGTTCACGCTTACGTCCACACGGCATTCGGCAGATATTCCGCCGGATACGTTTGCCAGCGATGTGCAGGTTATGGTGATTAAGAAACAGGCGCTGGGCATCAGCGTGGTCTGAGTGTGTTACAGAGGTTCGTCCGGGAACGGGCGTTTTATTATAAAACAGTGAGAGGTGAACGATGCGTAATGTGTGTATTGCCGTTGCTGTCTTTGCCGCACTTGCGGTGACAGTCACTCCGGCCCGTGCGGAAGGTGGACATGGTACGTTTACGGTGGGCTATTTTCAGGTGAAACCGGGTACATTGCCGTCGTTGTCGGGCGGGGATACCGGTGTGAGTCATCTGAAAGGGATTAACGTGAAGTACCGTTATGAGCTGACGGACAGTGTGGGGGTGATGGCTTCCCTGGGGTTCGCCGCGTCGAAAAAGAGCAGCACAGTGATGACCGGGGAGGATACGTTTCACTATGAGAGCCTGCGTGGACGTTATGTGAGCGTGATGGCCGGACCGGTTTTACAAATCAGTAAGCAGGTCAGTGCGTACGCCATGGCCGGAGTGGCTCACAGTCGGTGGTCCGGCAGTACAAGGGATTACCGTAAGACGGAAATCACTCCCGGGTATATGAAAGAGACGACCACCGCCAGGGACGAAAGTGCAATGCGGCATACCTCAGTGGCGTGGAGTGCAGGTATACAGATTAATCCGGCAGCGTCCGTCGTTGTTGATATTGCTTATGAAGGCTCCGGCAGTGGCGACTGGCGTACTGACGGATTCATCGTTGGGGTCGGTTATAAATTCTGATTAGCCAGGTAACACAGTGTTATGACAGCCCGCCGGAACCGGTGGGCTTTTTTGTGGGGTGAATATGGCAGTAAAGATTTCAGGAGTCCTGAAAGACGGCACAGGAAAACCGGTACAGAACTGCACCATTCAGCTGAAAGCCAGACGTAACAGCACCACGGTGGTGGTGAACACGGTGGGCTCAGAGAATCCGGATGAAGCCGGGCGTTACAGCATGGATGTGGAGTACGGTCAGTACAGTGTCATCCTGCAGGTTGACGGTTTTCCACCATCGCACGCCGGGACCATCACCGTGTATGAAGATTCACAACCGGGGACGCTGAATGATTTTCTCTGTGCCATGACGGAGGATGATGCCCGGCCGGAGGTGCTGCGTCGTCTTGAACTGATGGTGGAAGAGGTGGCGCGTAACGCGTCCGTGGTGGCACAGAGTACGGCAGACGCGAAGAAATCAGCCGGCGATGCCAGTGCATCAGCTGCTCAGGTCGCGGCCCTTGTGACTGATGCAACTGACTCAGCACGCGCCGCCAGCACGTCCGCCGGACAGGCTGCATCGTCAGCTCAGGAAGCGTCCTCCGGCGCAGAAGCGGCATCAGCAAAGGCCACTGAAGCGGAAAAAAGTGCCGCAGCCGCAGAGTCCTCAAAAAACGCGGCGGCCACCAGTGCCGGTGCGGCGAAAACGTCAGAAACGAATGCTGCAGCGTCACAACAATCAGCCGCCACGTCTGCCTCCACCGCGGCCACGAAAGCGTCAGAGGCCGCCACTTCAGCACGAGATGCGGTGGCCTCAAAAGAGGCAGCAAAATCATCAGAAACGAACGCATCATCAAGTGCCGGTCGTGCAGCTTCCTCGGCAACGGCGGCAGAAAATTCTGCCAGGGCGGCAAAAACGTCCGAGACGAATGCCAGGTCATCTGAAACAGCAGCGGAACGGAGCGCCTCTGCCGCGGCAGACGCAAAAACAGCGGCGGCGGGGAGTGCGTCAACGGCATCCACGAAGGCGACAGAGGCTGCGGGAAGTGCGGTATCAGCATCGCAGAGCAAAAGTGCGGCAGAAGCGGCGGCAATACGTGCAGAAAATTCGGCAAAACGTGCAGAAGATATAGCTTCAGCTGTCGCGCTTGAGGATGCGGACACAACGAGAAAGGGGATAGTGCAGCTCAGCAGTGCAACCAACAGCACGTCTGAAACGCTTGCTGCAACGCCAAAGGCGGTTAAGGTGGTAATGGATGAAACGAACAGAAAAGCCCCACTGGACAGTCCGGCACTGACCGGAACGCCAACAGCACCAACCGCGCTCAGGGGAACAAACAATACCCAGATTACGGCACCAAATCGACGAATAACACGGGGGCTCATGCTCACAGTCTGAGCGGTTCAACAGGGGCCGCGGGTGCTCATGCCCACACAAGTGGTTTAAGGATGAACAGTTCTGGCTGGAGTCAGTATGGAACAGCAACCATTACAGGAAGTTTATCCACAGTTAAAGGAACCAACACACAGGGTATTGCTTATTTATCGAAAACGGACAGTCAGGGCAGCCACAGTCACTCATTGTCCGGTACAGCCGTGAGTGCCGGTGCACATGCGCATACAGTTGGTATTGGTGCGCACCAGCATCCGGTTGTTATCGGTGCTCATGCCCATTCTTTCAGTATTGGTTCACACGGACACACCATCACCGTTAACGCTGCGGGTAACGCGGAAAACACAGTCAAAAACATTGCATTTAACTATATTGTGAGGCTTGCATAATGGCATTCAGAATGAGTGAACAACCACGGACCATAAAAATTTATAATCTGCTGGCCGGAACTAATGAATTTATTGGTGAAGGTGACGCATATATTCCGCCTCATACCGGTCTGCCTGCAAACAGTACCGATATTGCACCGCCAGATATTCCGGCTGGCTTTGTGGCTGTTTTCAACAGTGATGAGGCATCGTGGCATCTCGTTGAAGACCATCGGGGTAAAACCGTCTATGACGTGGCTTCCGGCGACGCGTTATTTATTTCTGAACTCGGTCCGTTACCGGAAAATTTTACCTGGTTATCGCCGGGAGGGGAATATCAGAAGTGGAACGGCACAGCCTGGGTGAAGGATACGGAAGCAGAAAAACTGTTCCGGATCCGGGAGGCGGAAGAAACAAAAAAAAGCCTGATGCAGGTAGCCAGTGAGCATATTGCGCCGCTTCAGGATGCTGCAGATCTGGAAATTGCAACGGAGGAAGAAACCTCGTTGCTGGAAGCCTGGAAGAAGTATCGGGTATTGCTGAACCGTGTTGATACATCAACTGCACCTGATATTGAGTGGCCGACTTCACCTGCAGAGTAA